AAGTCGGGATCGAGGTCCATACTCTTAGCAATCTCACGGACAATGTAAGGCAGCTTAGCAAACGGAGCCAGTGCTGGGTTCTGAATAACTTGCAAGAATTGCAGCAAACGCTGTGAGCGCACTTCGTTCTGCATCAAGCTCTCAGTACCACGAGCCTTAACTTCTAAGTCGCCAGCAGCTTCTGGGTCATAATCAAACTGCATGTTGAAAGCAAACATAGCTTCGCCCAGAGGACGCAGCAAGTAATCGTCAACGTTCTTAATCACAGTCTTGATGCCACCGCTTGCTGCATTCATCAGCATGGAGATGCCAGAGGCTGTGCGACCAACACCAGCAACGCCAGTCTGACCGTGTGCAAACGAAGGAAGACCAGTTGATTCATCAGCAAGCTGACGAGCCTTGTCAAACATCTGCAGGTTTTCTTGCGAGACGTTAGGGAACTTTGTTCCAAACAAGGCTTGACCGGGCGCACCGCCCTGTCGTCTGAAGATCTTGCCGGGGTAGATGGTTAGGTCTTGACCGGGGACAAGGTTTGTTTCATCAACTTCAAAAATAAGGTTGCCCGACAGGACCGCATTATCCACCGACAGACGCATGAAACCATTCATAAGGGTTTGGGTATCGTCCATGTTTTCTGCGATACCGACACCGAAAAAGGAGTAGGGGTTCAGTTCATACGGAACAGCATAGTACGGAATCCTGACGGGCTTAAACGGATTCAAGACAAGACGAATGATCTTGCCATTGGTAAACCAGATGTTTGCTTGCAGCTCAGGCATGTCAGCAAGTTCATCAGGAATCTTAACATCATTGCGCTCTAAAAGCTCAGTTTCAACAACGCCCCAATATTCCAACACTTCGTAGCGCTCAACGCCAGTGTCAGTTTGATAGTCATTTAAATCGTCTTCCCAATACTTCTTGGTGTAGTCAGGACCAGAAGCAATCACCATATCAATGACGTTGCTACGGAACATTGGACGCTTCTTCAAGCCACGCAACTGTGTGCTGCTCATCTTATGACGTTCAATGAAGTATTGAAGATCGTCTGTATTGCTAGCGTCAGGGTCAGGGTAGGCATTCCACACACTTACATGAGAAGTCTGTGGCATTGTCTTGATAACAGGATCGTATTTACCTTCTTCGTCCCAGCGTGGATATTCTTTGTCTACAGCAAAAGGACCCTTCATAATACCAGTACCAAACAAAGCCATCTCAAACGCAGCAGAGCGCAGCTGCTTGTTGGCGTTGCTTTCGTCCAGCTGATCCATGATCTTCTTCTGCATCTTCTTAGCAGCAACCATTGCTGGATTGAAGGTGATTGAAGTTGGAGTTGCGCCGGGTCCTTCTTTAACGTCTAAGTCTGCAAGCTTCTCCTTCAAAGGACCAAGCATATCAGCTAGTGTTGTGGCGGTAGCACCTTTAGGAAACTCTTTACCATCGCCTTTGTATCCAAACAAAGAGGACGGCTGCTCTGCCTTCACTTTAGCAAAGTTGGGGTCGGCTTCAACATGAACGCTTTCTGCAATACCTTCTGGCAGAATCGTAGGTTCAATAGATAAAGGGAATGTATTGTTAGCAAACAACACATCCGTGATCTGACCGTAAGCTGCTAACGTTTTAGTCTTAGTAACTTTAATGAAGACACGGCTTTTTTCTGCTTCAGTAAACTGAACGTCAGGCCCATAGATACCACGATAGTTACGATAAGCACGGAGCCACCTTTCTTCATCAAAGCGGCGAGCATCCTCAGCACGAGTGAAGCGTTCGTCTAGAAAAGCAATCAAGCTATTTCCTTGGAAGATATCTTGATAGACATCCTTGCTGTCAGGCAAGCCTACAGCTTTATCGTCCATAAAAGGAGTGTCAGATTTTTTCATATTTTAGTTATACCACAAATTATTAATAACCAAAAGTTTTATCTGTTGGTTGGTATACACGTTGTGAGCTAGGATTGTAATCAAAAATGCTAGCACTACGTGGACGAGACATCAAACCATAACGCAAGGCGTCATAGGTGTGGTCATTCTTAACCTTAGTGTCTACGTCTTCTGCATTTGCTTTGTCGATAGGCAGCGAAGGTAAATCAGCAATGAGCTGTGTGCAGTTACTGAAGATGGTCATGCGAGGAGCTTCAGTGTAGGGATCAATCTGAAGACGGCGATGCACTTCGTTCTTACCAGCAACACGGCTACCTGCACTTCTATCTGCAGGACGCCAGCGACAGCCCTTCATAATCATACGCTCAGCAATGGATGGCCCTGTGTCGCCACGCTTATGCCAGCAGCTACTGTCCAATACACCATACCTGATAGGCTCTTGACCTTCTAGCTCTAGCACCATAGCTGCTAAATCTTCAGCCAACACCTTAGTAACGTAAAGTTCACGATATACAATGATGGACTCATCAGGAGCAATAGCAAACCAAAGAACAGCGGAGAAACTTCCATACCCATAATCACAAGCCCTAAATCTGGTCCAATCTCTTGGAATCTGATAGGGGTCAACTACGTGTATCGCCCTATTAAACTCTGAAAATGCTGCACCTTCTGCAACATCCCAGTCACCATCGAGCAATTGCCTGCGCTGATGCTCGGGCAAAGACAGCAACATCGTCTCATAGTCACCCGTCTGTGCCAAATGTGGATTGTCCACCAGTTTTGCTGGTATAAACCTACGTTTAAATAGGGGTTGTCCCTCTTTACTGTGTCCTTTAGGGTAGGTCATCACCTCCCCTGTCTCTGTATCTGTCGCCCAGAAGGCTTTCCCTGCTGGTGCTGGGTCAATAAAGGTCTTCTTAACCCAAGCATGCCCCTTGTTACCGGGGTTTGTTGACGCCCTCATGTACACTGGCAGGTCTGACGCAGTGCTACGCAGGCGAGAACGCATATAATTCCATGCAAATGGCGTTGACCACTGCGTAAGTTCGTCAAATCCTATCCAGCTGAAGGACAAGCCCTGATATCTCAAGACATCTTCGTCCCTATCGAGGTAGGACATCCACAATCTGCCGCCACTTGGCGCTTCCCACTGCATCTTTCGCTCACTCCACTTGATGCCGGGGTAGATTTTGGGGTAGAGTTCTTGCGATTTCCAGATAAGTTCCCGCAATTCCTCCGTTGTGTGACGCAAAAGCAGTCCAGAGAACTGTGGGTGGGGCATATAACGCAGCGGATCTGCCAGCATTGCGTAAGATTTACCACCACCAGCAGCTCCACCATACAAAACTTCCCTCTCCGGTGCTGCCAAGAAGGCTGTTTGCGGTCCGGGGTTGGGAGCAAAGATTACATCTCTATTCGCCGCTGTCGCTGGCAAGCTTTGCAGCTGCCCGCTGTCGGAGGGAGACGTAACTATCGCTATCGAGGAAGGGGTTTCTTGCTTTGCGCTTTGTTTTTTCTTCGTACTCTTCGATCTTGTCGAGCGCTTTCGTGAGCCTTCGGGCAAGCTCCCTGTAGTATCTAGCTTTGCTCTTATATGACTGCTCACTTCTAACCCTTTTAAGTAACCCGGCGCAGGTGATGCTCCTACCTGTTCTTGTTGTTAACCACGCTGCCACTTGTCGGGCGCTATATTTCTTTAGGTGTTTCTTTGCCTGCTCTAGATAGTCTAGCTCCAGTGGGATCGGCTTCCACATTCCTTCATCGTCTGGGTCCTCTTCATATCCAAAAGGCACAACCACGTAATTGATTGGCTTTGGAATAGGAATCCACACATCCTTTTCAGTAGGCTGTGGAAGTATCCAAGTACCGAAGTCTCTTTCATTCTGCCGCATCTTTTGCTGGGAGGATCATGATACCATTGCTGGCCTGAATTTCCATCTTCTCTGTCTTAACAACACCTGCTCGGTCTAACAAATCTTTAGCAGCATTGAGCTTCTCTTTGATGCCAAGTTCTGTAGGATCGACCAGCCCGCTAACAACAGCCATTGCTGCTCGTGGTGCATTGGTGGCAATGTACAGCTGAGTGGCTTCAATGATCTCTTCCTTCAGCGTGTCCATGATCAGCTTGGTGGCGTAGCCTTCGCTATAGCCTGCAAGCTTTCTTGCCTTTGCTGGATTGCCAGCAGCCTCACCAAACAA